TCCGCTTTTATGTATCTTTCGCTTGTAGTTTTGCTTTTGGTGAGCTTAAACTCATGGAAGGATCTGCGAAAATCATATCGCTTATTGCAAGAGATGAGAATCAGCATCTGGCAATAACACAGAACATTATCAACAATTGGAGAAAGGGTGATGACCCTGAGATGAAGGAGATTGTAAAAGAAGAAGAACAGTGGACATACCAAATGTTTGATCGCTGTGTCAACGAAGAAAAGGTATGGGCAGAGTATCTGTTTAAAGACGGTAGTATGATTGGTCTGAATGATAAATTACTTCATCAGTATGTTGAGTGGATTGCAAACAAGAGAATGAAATCTATTGGTTTAAAACCAGTATATGACATTCCAGCAAGAAACAATCCATTACCTTGGACACAGCACTGGATATCCTCGAAGGGATTACAGGTTGCACCACAAGAGACAGAAGTAGAATCTTACATTGTAGGAGGAATTAAACAAGATGTCAAAAAAGACACATTCTCAGGATTTAAACTTTAAACCAAGACAATTAAGTGTTTCCGAACAAGAAGACCTATTAGATCACTTTCGCAAAGCAGGTGAACTTGACATTGAGTTGTTTGGTGATTATGATGCGTATGAGAGTTTTAAAGATCAAGACTAAATAAAAAAATCATATGATTATATTATGAAAAATATTTTGAGTCCTGTGCGTAATGTCAGGGAAAGTTATTGTAGATTCAATCAGAGAACCATTACTGAGGTACAGGTTCAATTTGCTGATGAAGATCCCACATGGATACCATATGAGACCTTATTAGCGATACAAAAAACTTATGGAAGTAGATTATGAAAATCCTTGGATCTATCAAAAACAACCTTTTTTATCTGAGAATATTGGTAATTCTTTCGGCTTCGTCTATCGGATTACAAATCTATCAAATGGTAGACAGTACATCGGTAGAAAATACTTTGTCCAAAAACGAAAGCCTAGAGGTGGTAAAAGGAGAGTTACGTCTGAGAGTGACTGGAAAAAATACTATGGAAGTTCTCCCGATCTTAAAGGAGACATTAAAGAACTGGGAAAAATAAATTTTAGAAGAGAAATATTAAGTCTTCATGAAACAAAGGGTCAAGTAAATTTTGAAGAGACAAAACAATTATTTCTTCATAATGTACTGACAGAAGCACTTGACGATGGGACACCAATGTATTATAATAGCAATATATTGGGACGCTATATGCGAAAAGATTATGGAAACTTTCAATCGTGAACTCAAAGATACAAGGGAGTGGGCATTGGATCGTATTGTTGAACTCTGTTCTCGTGGTGATTTTGAGGAGGTTGTGAACGGAGATGCGTTACGACAAGAGTTTATGGAGTGGATTGTGGTAGAAAAAGATGAGTTAGATGTTCTTTCGATGGAGTATTTGGATGACTATTAAGTATACTAATTATCAAATGTATCTTCGTAGACATATTCTATCAACTCTTATGAATCAGGGATTTGATAACAACCGAGCAATATATGAATGTGCAGATGAATATGTTGAAAAATTTATTGCACCTCACACTGGTATCATAGAGCTTTACAAAGCATCACATGATGTGATAGAATACTATAAAACATATTTTGATAAATAAGAGTACGTTCAAGTACTTAAAATGGTTGATAAGAAATCCGAAGATAAGGTGAAAACCGAAGAGAAACCAAAAGGTATTCTCGGTAAGATTAAAGAAGGTATCGACGACAAGGAAGAACAAATTGCTATCCTTAGTACATTTGTACGATTAGCAGTTTTAATTTGGGCAGGTGGAATACTAACTCTGGCATATGTCAAGTTACCAGAGGCACTTAAAATTCCAGAACAAAAACTTGATCCAACTTTCATAGCTTCGGTCTTCACAGGAGTCTTAGCTACTTTTGGGGTTCAAACATCGACTAAGAAAAATTCTGCGGGTGGTGGATCAGCAAATATCTCTAAAAAAGATATGGAGTTTCTAATCGCAAAAGCATCTGAAACTGCACCAGCACAGACTATACGAATCGAACAAGCACCAGTATCAATCGTTCCAAACGCTACTCCACCTAAAAAATAAGGAGGTTCATGATGAAAAAATGGTTTGCCCTTGGATTGGGCGGGATTATAGGATTATCCCATATAGGATTAATTGGTATGGTAAGTCGTAAGAATAACTTACCAATTATAAGTCCACCAGTAGGACCATATTCATCATATCAGGCAGAGGTTAGTAAAGAAGGATATAGAATAACTTACAAGGCAAATGATCCTAAGACGATGTTTATCACAAAAGATATCAAGAAGAAGGGTGGTTTCTTAGGACTAGCAAATAATACTTCGAAGGTTGTTGAAGAATATGTAATGGATGGTCAAACAAATCAAGGTGGTGCTGTTTCAAATCATAGATCTTGGATGGATCAACCACCAGGTTTGACACAAGAACAAGCAAATGAGATAACTGCTGCACGAAAAAGCGAAGCCTGTATTAAAGCAGTCGGATCTGCGGAAGGTACAGGCAGAATTGTCGGGACAAGTGTTGGTGCTGCTGCTGCTCCTACTCTTTCCTCTATCCCTTTTGTTGGTTGGGTTGCTGCTGGTTGGGTAGCAATGTTCAGTGGTAATCAAGGTGCAGAGATCGGTGGTAACATGGCAGAGGGTTTAAATAAGAACTGTTGACTTGTTAATTTAATGTGATAGAATACGACTATGGAAACACATAGAAAAACTTTGCTGCATCTTCTGAAAGAGAGAGCATATAAAAACGGACAATTTACTTTATCATCTGGTAAAGAATCGGAACATTATATCAACTGTAAACCTGTCACATTATCGTGTGAGGGTAATGCATTGTGTTCTCATTTAATGATCGAACATATAGAAGAAAATTCAGTTGCAGTTGGTGGTCTTACACTTGGTGCTGACCCATTAGTTTGCGGTATCGCACAGAAAGCATACTACTCTGGCAAACATATTGATGCTCTGATTGTAAGAAAGAATCCAAAAGGTTATGGTACAAAAGAAGTTATTGAAGGCAACAAACCACCAAAGGGTTCGATTGTCACAGTATTGGAAGATGTAACTACAACAGGTAGTAGTGCAATCAAGGCAGTAAATGTTCTACGTGATGCAGGTTACATAGTAAATCGTGTTGTTGCTATTGTGGATAGGCAAGAAAATCATAAGGTATGGGAAAATAATAATCTTGAATTTATATCACTATTTAAATTGGAAGATATTGTTAATGAATAGTGTGTAAACTGACACATGGTTGCGTAAAAATACTCACATGATATAATAAATATTAATGTACTGGAGTTGAAACTATCATGTCCCATTACGTAATTGGTTATCACGACCAACTTAATAATCATTATGAAATTTGTGAATACGCAGAATCTGCATATGAAGCAATCAAACAAGCAAAAGAGGATTTGCCAGGCATGAAGGCAAGTCCTCTTTCTTGTGAATACTGTATATTGGAGGATTAATTATGGCATATAATGTCACTGCTATTGATACAGAAGGAAATAGCACTACATTTGAATGTGAAGAGGATGAATATATCCTTGATAAAATGGAAGAAGAGGGTATTGAAGCACCCTATTCTTGTAAGGCAGGTGCATGCTCGACATGTGCAGGAAAAATTGTGGAAGGAACTGTTAATCAAGAAGATCAATCTTTCTTAGATGATGAACAACTTGAAGAAGGTTTTGTTCTCACATGTGTTGCCTATCCAACATCTGATGTTACAATCGAGTTGGGAAAGGAAGAAGAACTTTACTAAGTATAAATACTCATAGGTATAAAGGAGTTATGAAAAATCTACCAATCAAATCAACAACTATTTTGTTTGGAGTAATCTGCATAGCAATATTTACATCTATAAATTACGCTTGGGTATGAAAAAACTAAACACAATCATCTTGAATGTTACAATTTACATTCTCGACTTTCTCTATCGAGGTAGAGATTTTCAAAGGTTCTGGGTGCTAGAAGTCATTGCAAGAGCACCATACTTTGCTTTCATTTCTGTGTTACATTTCCGAGAATCGTTAGGATTACGAGGTGAAGAACATATATATTTGATGAAAGAGCATTTCTATCAGGCACTTAATGAAACGGAACACTTGGAGGAAATGGAACTTCGGGAGGGCAATAAGCACTGGATTGATAGGTTCTTTGCCAAACATCTTGTTTTATTTTATTTTTGGGTCATGGTTGTTTACTATCTTGTTGATCCTATTGACGCTTATGATATCAACATGAAAATTGAGATGCATGCATTTGAAACTTATACCAAATATAGTGCATATCATCCATTAGATACTAAGATATCAGAGATTGCCGAAGACGAATATGAGCATTCCAAAGAATTACAGAAAGCAATGTTAATGATTGCATAGATAATACTAATCACGGTCATTAGTTTATGTTATCTACACAATATCGTCTTCGCTTAGAAGGCATTTGCAAATCAATTGCAGCAGGAACAGAAGTAAGTATTGACGATATGATATGGGCACAAAAATTGGCAAAGGCAAATACATCAGCAAGAGGAATGTTGCAGACAGCAAGGAGGTTGGCGACGAATCCAAATGATTCTTTTCTGAATAATTTGAACATCGGAGACCCTGATTCAAGTAAACATAAAAGAGGATTTACTGATGCTGATGATATAGTTGATTGGTTTAGACCTGATAGACCAGATGATTGGAGACAACGTGACTGACATATCAAATAAAGATTCAGAACAAGATGTAAAAATTGCTGTTCTTGACAGTACTCTTGAGAACGCAACTCGTCGTATGGAATTAATTCATAAAAGAATTGATAGAACAGATGAGAGAATCACTAAATTGAATGAAGATGTAAGAGAAAGAATTAGAGCACTTGAAAAATGGGTATGGGGTGCAGGTGCTGTGCTCACTGCCTTTGTTGTTATAGGTGGTCTTGTTGGTGATTTGGATATTATTCCTGATAGATCTGAGGTGGAGATTACAAAATAATGTGGAAGAAATACTGGAAATTTAATGATTGGGTTGCCAAGAAAGTACTTGGTGAAGAGGTTGATTCTTTAAAAGAATTTGAAGAAGTTCCAAAAAGATGGAAACGATTGAGGAAAGAACCATTCAAATATATTAAGACCACAGGTAAAGAAATTTTTGTTACAAATTTAAGACACATTTACAAATTTTATAAGTTTATTAAAAAGATAATTCCATGATAGTTTGGAGTATCATATGGATGATTGTAATACTTCTCATTTCTGTTAGTATTGTGATATACTACATAATGAGATATGATCACTTCTTTCCGAATGATTAAATATATTGCAATACCATTAATATTAGTAGGGTGCACAGCACCGGTAACTGATCCACCTGCACACGCAGAGATTGTCACTTATCGTGAAGAGTTGCATGGTGAGGTTAACTTATATAATCCTGATCAGTGGATGCAGATGTATGGAATATACGAAAGAAATCGAAGAAGAGAAATAATGGAACAAAATATGACTGATCCTAAAACATCTATAAATAGTGCACTAGAAGATTTTTGGGAGAGACAAAATGGGAGCAATGACTCCACCGAGTCGGAAGAGTTGTTATAACTTCCGAGTGATCGAAATCAATCGTGTAGTTGATGGAGATACAATCGATGTAACAATAGATTTAGGATTCGATCTATATAAAAAAGAAAGAGTTCGTATCGCCGGAGTTGACACTCCTGAAAAAAGAACTCGTAATTTAGAGGAGAAGGCACTTGGAATCGACGCTACTAACTGGCTTAAAGAAAAATTGGAAGGTGCTATTGATGGTGATGATGATCTCGTCATCCGTACTGAGCTTGATGGCGGTGTCGGGAAGTACGGGAGGTTATTGGGATGGTGTTACATCGGTGACTCCAACTTGTCTCTCAACGAAATGATGATCGCCGAAGGTTATGCTCACGCATATGATGGTGGAACCAAGAATATGGATCTAGAAGCATTACGTGAGATACGTAGATCAAATGGAACTTTAAACGAAGGTTAAAACTATGCAAAAAATTATTAACGGAATCGCTATTGCAAGCGGAGTTGTATCACTTACAGTCGTAGGACTTGGTGGTTATGTATTCATTAGAAAGGATGCTATTGTTGATGGTGTCAAATCAAAAATAATCGAATCAGTAACTGGTAAAATGGGTGATATGCTACCAGGTATCGTTGGTAGTTCAATACCAGATGCAACAGGACCTGCACTTCCTTCTGCACCGCTTCCTAAATTTTAATGGAACCAATTGGACAAATACCAAATATTAGTATTCAGCAAATAGGAGGAAGAACTTGGTTATATAAGATACCAGTGATTCCAAACAATCACCCACCTGTAACTTTACAGTTGGGTTTTCCTATTGTTGAATTACCAGGTTGTGTAGAGACACATAAAGATAATAAAATCGATTCATCAAGGTTACCATTAGATAGAGATTTGGTAAATGATGATCCAAATGGAGTTACAATATTATGTCCGAATGGTCAGTATCCATCATATGATGCGATGAACTATGAACCCGAACAGGTAATTCCGACTTCACCAACACCACCCCCACCAATTAATCCACCAGCACCAGAGATTCCTCCTACTGGTGACTTAGGAGTTGAAACAGAAACACCTTGTCCTGGTCCGAATCAACTGAGAGTTGGTGACGTTACACAGTCAGGTGATGAGAGAGTCATAGGACATCGACTTCTTGAAGATGGTAAAACCTGTGAGACATTGTATGAACCAACTACCGCAATTGAAAAATATTTACCACCACTTAATCAAGCATCAACTGTGACTTCACTTGCAATCGTGGCAACAGCAGGAGCAGCAGCAACACCATTATTAATAAGAATTATACGACCTGTTGTTAAAAAGATATGGGCAACGATACAAAAGAAATTAGGTAAAGAAGTAAAAAGACCTTCGATGTCAGAGGTCAAGACAAATAAGTATAGAGAAAAGAAAGGATTACCACCTATTAAGAAAAAGTAATTACTTAGTTTTCCCGATTGATATAGTCTTCAATTTTTTAGCATCACTATTTGGATTTGGATCTGGTGTAATTGTATGATTATGAGGAGCAACGACACCTGGTGGATTTACTAACACTACATCAGCACATACACTGTAATATGGTGACTGTGGATGAAACATAATACCAGCTTTCATTAATTCACCACAATTTTTTAATCTCGCGATCTCAAAATCTAATCTTTTATTTGCAGTGTTTTGTTCCATAAATGCAATGTTTGCTGCCGCAGCATCCTTACATTGTTGCTGTAATTCTTTATCTAATGGTCTTGACCAAGTGGCAGAGAGTCCGACTGATAGGTTATAGTTATCTTGCTGTCCTGTTCTTGTTGGAATGTGATATAAAATTTCGCCTGGATTGTCTGGAATATTGTCATCATCATTATCTGCATTGTTGTACACTGGATCAAGGTACACACTTTCAAATGGTTTTTTATATGAAACACTACCATTGAAGTATGGTGTAATATTCATGGTAGGACCTTGACACTGTATCCCACCACCATAAGTGTTTGTAATATATGGACCTTGTAAAACCTGTATTGCCTGGTTGGTAACTGAGCCTGAAGAATTCGCAATCGGGTTTGCTGTTGCACTTACACCACCAACATCAGTAGCAAATGAAGGAGTTGCTGTGCCTAACAAACAAATTGAAATCAGTTTGAGAAGGTGCTTGTTGTGTTTGTGACGCTTTGTATCTGGGTGGTTCTCTGTATTATTGTTTGCGTTTTGAGACCTGGTCCAGAATAACTTTCTGTAAATTGAAACGCTGCGCCTGGTGTGGTTATCGTGAAGTTTGGTTTGTTGTTTATATCCAAGTTTGTCCATGTTGATGTCACTCCATTCAGTGTATTGCTATTCCCTGTTTGAGAGGGTGCTGATATAGTATCGCCATCGTGTGAAATATTTGTGCCTGTAATAACATATTGATATCCTGTATCATAATTCATCGAATTTATGGTCTCCGTCACCGTACTTGTAGTTTCGGTGGTTGAAGTCATATTTCCTTGGGTGAAATTAGGAACCACTGGCACAGCAGTCGCAGTCCTCGCACTCGCAAGGACAGTTGCACCCACAATTAGGACAAGTATCTTTTTCATCTGTCATTATAGCACAAATTATTGAATAGTCAATGATGTTACAACCTGTCCAATCGCAGATGTTCCAGCACCACCAGCACTTAGATCACTTATACCACCAACACTATCAATAGTTCCTGCTAATTCAGAAGTTTGATTTGTTGTTGTATCAGTAAATGTATGAGAACCAGCAGCAGTAGAGGTTTGATTTGAGTAGTTAGATACATCACCAACTGATGGTCCACTAGAATCAATTGCATCTCCAACAGTGAAGTTTTCAGTGAATGCCCATGTTGTTGCATCGGTAGCAACAGCGTAGGTTCCATCAGCGAAACTTGCAGTTCCGTCAGTATCAGCAGTCATTCCACCTAATGTGGTTACATCTATATTGGTTCCACTCACTGAGTATGTACTTCCAATACGCTCAACCTGAGTTCCTGCTGCATTTACATTAAGTTGAATACTTGAAGTTATGCTATGGGTAATATCTGCAAATGCAGGTGAGCTAAATCCTGCTAACATTAATATAGGTAATAATTTTTTCATGTAGTTTTTACCTATTACTTACTGCACTATTTAGTTTTAAAAAATGTGTGTGGAAAACACTACTATATAATGAGTATACATAATATAGTTTTAAAACATACAATGGCTGAACTGAATGAACAACAGACACACTTAGCATCTCTTTTAAAGCAAAGAGAGGAAATAGTGAATGAAATTAATGAATTAACTGCAAAGGCAGAATCAAAAAAGGAATTACTTCTTAGAACTCTTGGAGCAGTAGAATACCTCACACAAGTTGGAGTAAAACTTCCACAACCAGAGGAAGCAAAAATGACAGAGACACCCGAAGTAGAGGGTGAAGTTGTCGAAGGGGAAGGTGATCTACCTGAACCTAATGTAGAGGGTTGACAAATAATATAAACACTGTTATATTATATTTGTTGGACGCAACATGGGAGTGACTGAATAAACTTACTGGCAACCGCTGGTTAAGGTGATGAGTCAGAGGTGGTGCTCGCTGTCCGCAAGGGCAGAACTACTCAACCAAGTAGGACTCAGGCAACAACGTATTTACTACTGTAGTAATGCCCGTTGTTTGTTGGTATACAGGAATCCAACCTCCCTCCTTCTTTACAATGAAACCATGAAAATATTTTTAGATACCGCAGACACACAACTTATCCAAGACGGATACAACACGGGACTTATAGATGGGATTACTACTAATCCAACTCTAATTATGAAGAGTGGTAGAGATCCAGAAGAAGTATATCAAGAACTGATTGACATGGGACTAACCGATGTCAGTATGGAAGTTGTAGGAAATAGAAAAGAGATGTATGAGGAAGGACTCAGACTATCACAGAAGTTTGGTAAGTATGCAACTATTAAAGTTCCATGCACACCAGATGGTCTTGCAGTGTGTAGAGAATTATCTAGACAATTAGTAAGAGTTAATGTAACTCTGATCTTCTCAGTTACACAAGCAATACTTTCTGCGAAGGCAGGTGCAACTTATATCTCACCATTTGTAGGAAGAGTTGATGATAATTCTTTTGGTGGTCTATGTCTCATTAAGGATATTGCAAACACCTTTGCAAAACAGAATTGGAAGAAGACAGAGATACTTGCAGCATCGATTCGTAATGTAAGAGATGTTGGCAGAGCATTTGAATATGGTGCGAACATTTGTACACTACCACCTGCTGTATTCAATAAAATGTACAATCATATCCTGACAGACAAAGGGTTAGAACTCTTTGACAATGACTGGAAATCCGTACAAAAGTTAGGGGCTTGACACAATCCCGAAGAAAGTGTATACTAAATAACATTACATAGAACAAAGGACTCGAAAGATCGTAACCCTGCGTAGAATGTAAAACACTCTTGTCGTGAGTGTTTCCATCCGCAGGTTTTTTATTGCCTTGCGAGATACTTTTAAAAAAAATGATTAAATCAACAATCGCTGCAGTAGCAGCATCTCCATTCCTATTCGCCGGTGCAGCTTTTGCTGGTCCATACGTTAATTTGGAAGCAACAGGTTCTTACCCTGATGGTGCATATACATCTGGTGGACTGGAAGCAGTAGTCGGATATGAGGGAGCAACAGAGTCAGGAATCGGTTGGTATGTTTCTGGTGGTCCTACAGTAACTCATACAGAATCTTCTGACGAGTTCGGTGATGTAGAATTCATTGGATACCTTGGTGGTTCTTATGATAAGTTCTACGGAGAGATCTCTGGAGTAACTGCAGAAGACGATGTTGACTGGTCTGCAAAGGCAGGAGTTAAGTTCACTTTCTAAGTTAAGTAACGACTTTACAAAGACCTCTACATAGTAGGGGTCTTTTTTTATATAATGAATTTACTCAAACATCCGTTGTTTCAGATCAATATGATATTGGTTT